TCTTATTGGTGAATTAAAACCACTTATTAATGATATAGGTGATGCTACTCTTATTGTTCCTTTAATTAAGGAATATATGGAGTTAGGTATTAGAAATGATGAACAACTAATTAAAATGGCTACAATCATTCAAAGAGCAGTTAATTCAGACTCATCTGATGATGGTAATTTTGGTATGACTGAAGATGAAAAAGCACAATTATTAGCTGAGGTTAAAAATTTTAATACCAATAAGGAGTAATGATAAATAGATCTGGATTAGTAGGGGTTGTTAAGAATGCATCTTACGTTCAAAGTAATACTCCTATATCTTCAATGTCTGATAATAATTTACTATCAACAAATTTATTTAGAATAGTAACAGATATAGTCTTAGATAATACACATCCTAAATTTGAGGAAGTTGGAGGATGGGGTGGAATGGGTACTATATTTTTTACTAATTTAGATGGAACTTTAACAGGAAAAGCACAACCCTTATTCTCTAATATAAAATCATACCCTATCATTAGAGAAATAGTTCTAATAGTACATGAAAATACATCAGCTAATTCAGGGATATCTCCAGATTTTTATATAAATAATATTAATTTATGGGGTTCTGCTAATTATAATCCTACAGAATATACTAAAGATTCTAAATTAAATTTTAAACCTAGTCCGTTTACTGAAAAACAAAATATACATCCTATTATATCATATCCTGGTGATACTATATATGAAGGAAGATTTGGTAATTCTTTAAGATTAGGAAATACTTTTGTTTCTCCAACATTAAGTGAATATCCTAATAATTGGTCTTCTACAGGAAGTAAGGGTGATCCTATTCTTATTTTAAGAAATGGTCAACCTTTAAATGCATCTAGCATTGGTTATTATCCTATATCTGAAGATATAAATAATGATTTATCTTCTATATATCAAACATCAACTCAAAAAATTCCTATTAATGTAATAACTAATGAAAATTATAATTCATATTCAACAAAACCTATTTCTCCATCTCAATATACTTTTCCACAAATCATTTGTAACTCCGATAGAATAATAATAAATGCTAAAAATGATAGTATTTTATTAAGTGCAAATAAATCTGTAGGTCTTTCATCCAATGAAAGTATTAATATAGATACTAAACAATTTCATGTTAATAGTACAAATATAAAATTAGGCTCTATAGACGATAGACAATTACAGCCAGTTTTACTCGGTAATGATACTGTAATATTACTTAAGTCTTTAGTAACCGAAGTAAGGAATATAGCAAAATCTCTGGAAAGTGCCCAAATATTTCCTAATGGTGTCCCTTCTCCAGATGTAGCACTTCAATCAACTTCACAAACCGCAGTTACCAATCTTAATAATATTCTTAATAGATTAGAGGATGATATAAAAGGTATTAAATCAAATATTGTAAAAATAATATAATGTCTTCTCAAAATAAAATAAGTGGGTTAATCCTAGATCTTAAAACTAATTTACCTATTAATGGAGCTACTATTAAATTCCAAGGATTAGCAACAACCTCCAATTCAAAAGGAAATTTTACCCTTAATTGTAATCCACCAACAACCGATGTAATATCAATGACTATTTCATTCCCAGGATATGAATCCGTTGAGGAAGTTCCATATAAAGGGGATAAAACTTTAAAGACAGACATAATAATTCAAATGAATTCAACAAGAAATTCTCTTGAATTGGATAAAATAAATTCTTCTCAACTCACTGAAAAACAGATAGATGAATTATCTAAAGATAAAAAAGATTTTAAATATTACTCTCAAAAAAAATTAAATGGATCAGTAGGTAATATAAAAACTGTTTTAATTCCTGTTATATTAACATTAACAGCTGAATTTGGAGTGACTGGAGTACAAAAATTAATAGAACAAGGTAAAGATAAAATTCCAAATTTAAAGGACCAAATATCATGTCCTACACAACAAGAATTAACTCAATTAATAAATCGTAAAAATAAATTAGTTAAACAATTAAATAATACACTTAAAGTTATAGATTCTACTACTAAAGCATTAGGTATTACTGGTGGAATTATAGAAACTTTAAATATTACTTTTCAAGTAATAAAAAATCTTCCTTTACCATCAGCAGTACCTCCAGGAGTAGGACTTCCTATTAACGTTATTTTAGGAATTCAAGATAATAAAGATAAATTAGATAAACTTATAAAAGGTTTAAGAGGAGTAAATGTAGGAGTATTAACAACTCTTGTATTATTAAGACAAGTATTATCTCAAGCATTACAATATCTTAATTTACTAGATAAATTAATTGAACATTGTTATCCCAATGCTGAGCAATTACAAATATCCGCAGAATTAACTGCTTTAACTCAACAACAAACCCAACAATTGTCTCCTATAGTTATAAATGTAAATGGATTTGAAATGGGGGTTGAAACAGAACCTACAACTAATTCTCTAAAGCGCAGAAGAGCTATAGCTAGAAATAAAGGAGGAGTTGTAATGTTAACAGGAGAGTGGTCTTTTAGCTCAATTGATCAGATATTAATAGATGAGCTTGTATTTTATATACAACAAAATAATTTAAAAGCGGATTAACCAAATATTTATAATTATATGAAACCTAGTGAATTAAAAAAATTTATCAAAGATGCAGTAAGAGAAGTAATTCAAGAAGAATTAAAGGATATCTTATTGGAAGCTGTAAGATCCCCTAAACAAATAGTTAGAGAATCTTATACTCCTCCTCCAACCCAAACACCTTCAATCCCTCCTATTACAATGGATAGAAGACAATCTTATATGGATGTTTTAGGTGAAACAGCTATGAGTTTTACTTCTCAAGATGTTGCAAGATTTAACCCCGGAGCTAATATAGACCCAGTAAATGGACAATTGCCTGAAGGAGATTTAGGTATGGATCAAATAATGAATTTAATAAACGGTAAATAATGGCTTTTAATCCCCAACAAATATATCCTATTGATTTAAATGCTAGTAAGGCTGTTGGGGTAGATATTCCTTTTAATGGTCCTGCTGTTTTTAAATCAAATTATTTAACAAAGGATGCTATTAAGAATAATTTAATTAATTTTTTCTTAACAAATCCTGGGGAGAGATATTTAAATCCATTATTTGGGGCTGGATTACGGGCCTTTATTTTTGAACAAATTACTAATGATAATTTAGATTTCCTTAGAGAAGACATAAACTCCAAATTAAATACCTACTTTCCAAACATTACAATAAATGACTTAATAGTTTCAGGACAAGTAGATACAAATCAAGTTACAGTAACCTTAAATTACTCTGTAGTTAATACTAATATTACAGATAACCTAGAAATTCAACTTTAATAATGGCAAATACTAATAGAGATATAAAATATATAAACAGAGACTTCTCAGATTTTAGACAACGTTTAATAGAATATACTAAAACGTATTTTCCTGATACTTATAATGATTTTTCACCTTCATCTCCCGGGATGTTATTTATGGAACAGGCATCATATGTTGGAGATGTTTTAAGTTTCTATTTAGATAATCAATTTCAAGAAAATTTTATACAATACGCTCAACAAACAAATAATATATATGAGTTATCTTATATGTTTGGATATAAACCAAAATTAACAGCTGCTGCTCAAGTATCTATTGATTTTTTTCAACAATTACCTGCAAAAACAGTAAGTGGTTCCGTAATTCCTGATTATGATTATGCTTTAAGTATTAATGAAAATACCACAATAAGTTCTCAATCTGGACAATCTTTTATTATACAAGACAAAATTGATTTTTCAATTTCTAGTTCACAAGATCCAACAGAAGTTTCTGTATATCAAATAGCTGGGAATATTCCACAATATTTTTTATTAAAGAAAAGTAGAAATGCTATTTCTTCCACAATTAATACTCAAACATTTGCCTTTGGAGGCGTACAACCTTTTACAACAATAGAAATTTCAAATCCAAGTTTTATTTCAATATTAGATATAATAGATTCTGATGGAAATAAGTGGTATGAAGTAGATCATTTAGGTCAAGAAATGGTTTTAGATCCTATTAAAAATACTAATATAAATGATCCTAATATTACACAAGATACTCCATACTTATTAAGACTTAAAAAAGTACAAAGACGTTTTGCGTCCCGTATTAGATCTAGTAATACTATTCAAATCCAATTTGGTGCAGGATCCCCAAACGACACTGATGAAGAAATTACTCCTAACCCAAATAACATAGGTATAGGATTACCATTTATAAAAGATAAATTAAC